TCAGAGATACAGATTAAGATTAAAGATGGGGCTAAAATTTTAATTGAGAGTTTGCCTGTTTCGGGAATCTCAATAAATGGCGCTTTTGTTAATTCTGTAATGAACTTAGCAGTAATTCAGTTAAATGAAATATTTACTAATACTTCGGGTTTTATTAGCCCCGATTCTTTTGTAAATTCTTTTACCTTAAGTGGTAATGATTTAACGCTAGGACTAAATGACGGAGTATCTTATACGGTTGACGTAACTAGCTTAGGAGTAGACGAAAATAACTTTGTATCTACAGGCTCATTAAGTGGTAATGATTTGACGTTAACAATGTCAGATGCTTCAGTAGTTACTATAGATGTGACAGCCTTGGCCTTAGACGAAGATATCTCAGTAGTAAGTGGTGTTGTTAGTGGTACGGATATTGTATTAACTATGAGTGATGCTACAGAAGTTACTATAGCGGCTTCAGCTTTAGGTGGCTCAAGTAGTTCAGGTAACCCTGTAGTAAGTGGCTCAGTTGTAGGAACTAACTTAGTACTTGTTTTAGATGACGCTACAGAAATAACTATTGATGCTGCTAACATGATTAACGGCTCTACAGGATTAGCTACGGGTGCTGATTGGTACTACAGCTATGGAGACAGAGCAAATCAAGGCGTGAACAATACTATAAGCGATTTAAACACAGGCATAGCAGCTAGAGCACCCTTCTACTTTGGTACAACTTTAGACAGAGGTACGGAGTTTAGATGGAACTTTAACAATAACAAAGCCTTTGTGTTAGGTATTTGGGACGGTGCAACACACAACCACTCGGGTACTTTTAACTCTAGACAGCAAACAAATTGGTCTACAGGATTTTGGAGAGATACAAGTGATTTCAGAGATGGTAGCAATACAACTCTTACAAACACTACTAATGGTGCTAATAATAGATATACTCCTAGCTTTGGCGCTACTCTAGCGCTTAGATTCTTAAACAATGGGCATGTAGTTCTTATGGACTTAAGTGGTGCTGCTGAGGTAGAAATAGCTAAAACAAACAATGCTTTGGCTTCAAGTTCTTTTCAATTACAACTAGGGTGTGATGCGTCTTTTGTATTCCCTCAATTTATAGTATCTGACTCGACTGACCTTTGGGAAATTGTACACGATTATAACAATGTTGAAGATGGTATACTTAATGGTATACTAGACCACACAATTATAAAGAGTGATATATCTATTGAGATTGGTGAGAAGATTATGTTTATGCTAGATTTTGCGGGTAACGGAGATAACTTCGGTACAGGTTACACTAACGCATCTACGGGGGTTATAACTGCAGAAGACCAACTTATTAACCACTTTAAATATCAAACCAATGAAGCCTTAGTCTTTACTCAAGGTGGTGCTAATGATTGGAATATGAGTACAGGGGCTGACGGGTACTTCTTTGCAGCTAACTTAGACCAATATCGTAATGGTGGTGGCTCGGGAACTATACAAGGTATGTTTTCTTTAAGATTCAATACTGACGGTAAATTAACTATATATGACGAAGATGCAGGGCATAAAGTAGCAACGGCTAAAGTAGACCCTCAAGTAGGTGATTCAGTGCATTTGTATATGGGTGTAAGAGGTAACAGAACTTACACTAAAATACCCGTTTTATCTAAACAACTATTAAGTCAAAGTGAGCAACCCGATGCAAATTATAAGCCTGTAGTAGCAGACCAAACAGCTACAGTAGAAGAGGGCGAAGTACTTAACTTTCAAGTAGTATCTAGCGACAATATCGTTAATCAATTTGTAGAAGTAGACGCACCTAGTTGGTTAACTATGAATCAAAATAGTGGTGTACTTAGTGGTACTGCGCCTTCATTCTTAGGAACGTCTGCAGATACTATTGTAGTGACTTGTAAGGCGGGTAATGCTATAGGTGGTAGTGTAGAATTTACAGTAACTATATCGATTACAGAAGACGCTAGCTATACTAATAGTAAGTCTTTACAATTTAATGGTACTAGCGCATATCTACAAGGTAATCCGACTATAATGGACTCTATGGACAGAGCAACTAACGGAGACGGTAACGCATGGTCAATGAGTATGTGGGTTAAGCCTAATAACAATACATCTGCTCAAACTTTGTTTGTATATGGCTCGGGCTCAGCAGCTTCTGAAGGGGCTGTAGTTGTTAAGAAGATAAATGCCAACAACATAACTGTAACTTATGGTACTTACTCAAGTGCTAATGTTGGAGTATTTGGTAACGCATTTACAGCTAACACGTGGAGTCACGTAATGGTAACTTTTGACGGTGGTACAACGGGTGACGCAGGCACTAATTTAGCTGATTATTATAGTAGATTTAATGTATACGTTAATGGGGTTTCAGCTTCAACTATTGGACTTAACGCTAACAATGGTTATACAGGCAGTATATCAGGAGAGAATACCTCTGACAATATCTTTAGATTTGGTAGAAACAACAACGTACATAATGAGTACTTTGATGGTTATATGAATCAAATAGCTATTTGGTCTAGTGACGAAAGTGCTAATGTATCTACTATATACAATAGTGGAGTTACACAGGATTTAAGCTTGTTGACTTCAGCACCTGACCATTACTATGAGATTGAATCTAGTGCAACAACTATCGCAGATGTTTCAAGTAGTGCCAACTTGACAGGGTACAACTTCGCAGCAAGTGACTTAGTGACAGACACACCATAATAACTAAAAAGCCCCTCTTTAATTAGGGGGGTTTGATAGTGTTAAAATAATGTTTTTAAATAAAGAGAATGTACATAAAAGCAAAATACCCAAAAGTAGGTAGAGAATGGTATCGACAAGGCATTCAAGGATTTGGTAGCCTATACGGGGGTAATCAAGTTAGTGATGTTACGGAGATATATAATGAAAGAGGCCTAGAGTTTATTAATGAAAGTTCTTTTCCAAACAAAGATTCTAACGTTGACCCTGTAGCTTTGTTTATAGCTAGGGTCTCTAATGATTTAGGAACTTTAGATAACCAAATAGGATTAGACAATATAGACTTAAACTCTTCTATAACGTTGTTGCCAAATGCTTACAACAATAGTGTACTATATAGTGTTTTACCTACAAGTGGTTTAGGGGATTTTAATGTAGTTCGTGGTGGTTTAGCTAATAAAATAGACTCCTTAGGTAATATATCTGAGGTTTCTATAAATGAGCCTAGAATAGATTACTCTACAGGCACACCTACCATATTGGTAGAGCCGCAGACTACAAACTTAGTAACATTTAGCGAAGAGTTCACGTCATGGAGTAGTGGTGGCAATCCTGTATTAAGTAACAATCAATCTTCTCCTGACGGAGGTAATAACGCTTATCTTTTTGAGAACTCAAGCAATGGAGACAGACTACAGCAAAGCTTAGGTATTTTAGATGCAGGAACTTATACACAGTCTTTATTTGTAAAGAACAAAGGCGGTGACGTTAGAATGAATTTTAAAAACAACTCTTTTGGTGGCTCTAATGTGTTTTTGATAACAGACGGAGGTGTAGTGGCCGAGACGCCTAACGCCAATAGGAATGTGGAAGACTACGGTAATGGGTGGTTTAGAATATCATTCACATTTACATCAAATGGTACAAATGGCTCTTTTATTCAGTTTTTTGGAGATTTAGGCGCAGTAAAAGATGGCTTCTATATATTCGGGGCGCAACTAGAAGAGCAAGCTAATACAACTAGCTATATATCTACTAATGGAGCGGCTGCAACTAGATTAGAAGACGTTATGTCTGTAGACTTAACTAGCTTAGCTATATCTAGCATAACAGAAACTATTAACGGAGTAGAGCAAACACCTATAACTAGCATACCTTCAACATACACAATACCACAAGGTAATATCGACAAAATAGTAATGATATAATCGGATTAAAACTAATACAATGGCATACACAAATACAAATACTGAAAGAGGAATAGAGAATATAAATGGTGACTTAGTTGTTGTTACTAGCAATGTGCTAAACAATGAGACTATCGGTATAGATGTCGAAGTAACCAAAAAAAACACAGACGGGTCGGGGTTTGCGTCTAACGTTTACGGCTCAAAAACATATAGCAAAGGAGACTCAGAGGAGACTATAGTAAATATAGCGGGTAGTTGGTCTAAAGCTGAGCACATTGGCTCGGGGACATCATATTACGTGTATGGCTCAATAGAGAGGGGACACCACAACGGAGTAGGGAACTCTACAACTATAGCGGGGGCTTTGAATGAAGCTAAAGTGATAGGAGACGGAGCGGGTACACATCAATACGTATTAGGTAATAACCAAATCGCTGTATTAGATAACCCAAACGCAAAGGTTAATTTTTTACAAGGAGCGCATTGTACTATACAAGTAGTTGACGGAGAAGTATTAACTAACGCAATGGCGCTTATACTAGACTTAGACCATACAGGAGGAACTATATCAGGAGATTTTGAGTACCTTAGAATACAAAACGACCCATTTGATTCCCCTGTAGGAGGTAACGCTAGAGCAATAAACTCATTAAGCCCTCTACCTTCAGAATTTGGTGGGTCAATAAAAGCCAATAGCTTTATAGATACAGGAGTTTCTGAGCACAATAATAATGCAGACGCTATCACTGCGGGCCTTGCGGTAGGAACTCATTACAGAACAGGAGATTTACTTAAAATAGTTCACTAATAGCTAAGACCACAATAAAAACAAAAGGGTGTTAAAAGTGTTTTTAAATAAAGTATAAACCTTAAAACCAAACCCTTATGCTAAACGCAAAAGACACGTTAAAAAAGATTGCTGACGCTTTAAATATCGCAGCAGAGCCGACACCACAACCTGAGCCTGTAGAGCCAACAAAAGAACTAATAGAAGAGCCAACAGTTGAGGTCGTAGAAGAGGTTAAACAAGAAGTAAAAGAAGAGCCAAAGGCAGAGCCTCAAGAAGAGACCGAGGCAGAGCCAAAAGAAGAGGTACAAGAAGAGCCTAAAGAAGAGCCTAAAAACGAAAGGGTAGAAGCTTTAGAGAAGCAACTAGAGGACTTAAAAGGAATCTTAGCAAACGCTATGAAACAAGAAGAGCCTGTGGAGGTAGAAGTACCAACAGAAGAGCCCAAGGGCCTAACTCATAGCCCCGAAAAGGAAGTCAAAAAGACAGCTAATGGAGTAGGTAAAAAAGGCGCTTCGATTCAAGAAAGAGTATTCAAATATATCAATAATAATTAATTTTAAATTTTTTAAAAATGCCAACAACAACATCAATCACAACTAGCTACGCAGGAGAAAAAGCCCAAGGTTTTATCGCTGCAGCTTTGCTTTCAGCACCAACTTTAGACAAAGGCGGAATCACTGTTAAGCCAAACATCAAGTATAAACAAGTAATGCAGAAGCTTGCAGTAGGAGACATCGTAGCCGATGCGTCTTGTGACTTCGCAGCAACTTCAAGTGTAACTCTTACTGAGCGTTACTTAGAAGTAAAGGATTTTCAAGTAAATCTTGAACTTTGTAAGGCCGACTTCGAATCGGATTGGCTTTCAATTGAGCAAGGATTTTCTTCTTTTGACGAACTACCAAAAAGCTTCGCAGCTTACCTTATCGGTCACGTTGCAGGAAAAGTAGCAGCTAACGTAGAGAACAACATTTGGAATGGAACTGATTCTGTAGGGTCGGGTAAATTTGACGGATTAGTAGACTTAATGACGGCTGATGCTGACGTTAACGATGTAGCCTTTACAGGCGCAACTACAGCAGCTAACATCATCTCTAGATTAGGAGAAGTAGTAGACGCTATTCCTGAGACTATCTATGGTAACGAAGGACTTTCAATTTACATCTCTCAAGCAGACGCACGTTCTTACGTAAGAGCACAAGCAGCTTTAGGTTATAAAGACCTTTACCATGTAGGACAGACTGCAATGGACTTCGAAGGAGTTAAATTGTTTGTAGCTAACGGGCTTGCAAGTGGGTCTATGGTAGCAGGAATGAAAGACAATCTTTTCTTCGGTTGCGGTTTGCAAAATGACCAAAATCTTGTGAAATTGATTGATTTAGCTGACATCGATGGGTCACAAAATGTAAGAATCGTAATGCGTTATTCTGCAGCAGTGCAGTACGCTATCGGGTCTGAATTAGTACTTACAACTCAGTCTTAATAACAGACTAACTATCTAAAGGGCCTCTTTAATTAGGGGCTCTTAATTAACTCAATATCAATAATTTAACACATATAAACAATGGCTTGTAATATAACAGCAGGACGTTTAGAAGGCTGTAAAGACGCAGTGGGTGGTTTGAACGCTATCTATTTTGTGAATTTCGGTGCAATGGGTGATTTAACTGTAGCTGATGAAACAGTAACAGGAATCGCTGCCACTACACCTGACGCTTTCAAATACGACCTAAGAGGTACATCTACCTTTGACCAATCATTAACATCTAGTAGAGACAATGGAACTACTTTCGCAGAGCAGACGCTAACTATTTCTTTAAAGAAACAAGACGCAACTACTCATAAAGAAGTAAAACTATTAGCTTACGGACGCCCACAAATCCTTATAGAGGATAACAACGGTACTGTATGGCTAATGGGTGAAGAGTTCGGCTCTGAAATGAACGCAACAACTAGCACAGGAGCAAGTTTAGGGGACAAATCAGGATATGAATTGACCTTCGCAGCGATGGAGAAAAGTTTCGCTAAAGAATACACAGGAGTAATAGCAACGGATTTTGCAGTTACTTTAGGAGCATAATTCCTAACAAATGAATACTGAAAACAGAGTCGCCTTAGGGTGGCTCTTTTTTTTTGTATCATATCGGCTTGTATATTGTTTTTAAATAAAGAGTATCAATGAATTATATCAACATAACACAGCCTAACCAAACGCTAAAATTGAATCTAAACTACACTATAGACTCTAGTGATGTTGGTGACGATATCTGCTTCGAGGTTTACGAAGATGGCTCTGACTCTTTAGTTACTGAATGGAGTGGTAATATATCTAATTCAAGTTACTACCAAAGTGTAATAATGGAGTCAGATGTACTAGCTATTTTAAAAGACGAAAAACAATACACGATAAAAGCAGTAGATAGCACAAACAACAATGTAGTATACAGAGGTAAATTTCAGACCACTTCAAAAGACATTTTAGACTACTCGATTAACGAGAATAAATATACGCAGAAAATAAACTCAACTAACTATACAATACTAGACTAATGAACTACACTATAACTAACTTATCGGCTTACGAAATGCCACAAGCTATCGAGGAGAAGAACAAAGAGTATGTGGCTTATGGAGAAGACAATAATTACTTCGCTTTCCTAATACAGCAATACTTACAGAGTGCAACTAATAACGCAGCTATAAAGTCTATAAGTGACTTAATATACGGTCAAGGTTTATGTATTGACGGACTAGAGAAGGATTCTAAGGAAGTTAAGGAGATTAAAAAGCTAGTTAATCACAGAGAACTTAAAAAGATTATACTTGAACGTAAGATGTTAGGTATGGCCGCTATGCAAGTTATATATTCTAAAGCGGGCAACAATAGAAAGGTGGTAGGAATTAAGCATTTTCCTATACACACTTTAAGACCCGAGAGAATGAACGCTGAGGGTATTATAGAGAATTATTACTATCACCCTAATTGGGTAGACAAAAGCCCTTCAGATACTCTTAAAAAGATACCTACATTTGGTAACTCTACAGAAGCCATTGAGTTATTTATACTTAAGCCTTACATTTCAGGATATTCATATTTTAGCCCTGTGGGATATAGTGGGGCCTTACCTTATTGTGAACTAGAGAATGAAATCTCTGACTACTTACTTAATGAAGCTAAGAACTCTTTCAGTGGTACAAAGGTTATAAACTTTAACAATGGAGTACCTTCTAATACAGAGCGTGAAGCTATCTCTAATGACGTTAAGCAAAAGTTAACGGGTGCAAGGGGTCAAAAGGTAATTGTAGCATTTAACGAGAACGCAGACAGCAAGGCAACGGTAGAAGATATATCTTTGAATGATGCACCCGCTCACTATGAGTATTTAGCTAATGAAGCTATGCACAAAATTCTAGTGGGCCACAGAGTAACGTCTCCTATGCTATTAGGAATTAAAGACGG